CGCTGGCAATCTTGACAAGATTGTTGGCGGCGAGTCCTGAGACTGCGCGCCGCCCACTATTCAAGTGGGCGGTGCGTGTGTTCTTCCGGATGGCTCTTGGCACGTTGCTAGTAATAGCTGCGCCCCAAGAAGCGTACCGGAACAAGGCTCTGCAGAAACTCTGCGGATCCACTACCTCTTTGAAAGGGGAGTAGGATGAAGAACCGTTTCGAGCTCTGGCAAGTGGCCCTCGAAGAATTGGGGGCCAGATGCTCAGTTAGTACCGCTGGCGACATTAATACCGTCGTCAGTCGCATGAAGCACGAAGGAGATGCTTTCTTCGACATCACCCTGCCTAAGTTTGGCAAGGATTTTGAGCGCGCCTTGGCGTACTCGTCGATCGTCGAAGGGCTGTTCGTGGGTTGGCGTAAGAAGTCGCCGCCGAATGGAGTTTTTTACTCCATGTTGGTGACGGCCGAAAACCCAGCCGTTTCACGAGCTCTCCCACTGCCTGACCAAGCCCCCGACCTGTTTACACAGGTCGAGCGCGAACGTCATCCGTCCCGTGGTTGGGACGACATCGCTCAGAAGTTCAGCGATGAGCATGTGACCTCTAAGCTCCCAGAGTTCCTGGGTGGCTTCCTAGAGGTAGTGTTTCATGTGGAATCAGGACGCCTGATCCACGTACCGGACGACTCCGATAAGGAGTTTTCCTTCTCTGGTGACTCTGTCACGCTGAACGACTTCGACCGTCAGGTCGAGTGCGTTGCAGCAATTCGTCAGCTCACGCTGATGTTTGGCAAAGTTGAGCAGCAGTGCTCGGAGGCCCGAAATAAGGCCGCCATCGAGAAGTACGTGGAAACAGATCGTCAGATCGAGGAAGACTGTGACCGGATTACTTCCCGGCCCGACTTCTTTAATAGGGATATTCTCCCTCTGAAGAAGGTCTTCCTGACCGTGTTTGGTGACGTTTTGACACGTCTGGACGAGCTCATTTACAATCACGAGCTCCGTCCTGCCCACGGTCCGGGTGCAACCGCAGATCGTCTAGTTGGGAACCAGAAGTTCCGTCAGTCCGAATGGACGGAGCGGATGGAGGACCTCTTCCCTTACGGGGAGTACGCCCTGCCCAACTGGCGTCATGCCTATGCGCTCGAAGATGTGCACTGGCGATCGCCCTCGGACGAGCGACCCGTTAAGGTCGTTTTCGTTCCGAAGACAGCAAGCACACCGCGCGTGATCGCGATTGAGCCAACCTGCATGCAGT